ACCTTTTGCATAACTATCTTCCCACTCTTTTCTTGAAGATTTATATTCTTGATAGTTTTGCGATAATTCTGAACCAAGAGGATTTAATGTTTCCTCCGGTAGTAACTCTGCTAGATTATCAAAATGACTTTCACCTTGTTCTTGGCTAAATGCTCCAGGTTCAAAATTAATTTCAACGCCACCATCTTCTAACTCTGTGATTTCTGTATCACCTGCATCTGGTAGCTGCTCTTGAATTTCTATTTGCTCTTCAATTTTTTCCTCTGCCCCAGGTAATTCAACCTTTTTGTTTGGCAGGCTTTTGTCTATTGCCATAGTTTTTCTCCGATCTTACCTCTTTAACAGTATTATAATCAATATTCAAGCCTTGTGATTGTGGGCCTGATTCGGGTGGTATTGTGGTTGTTAGTTTTTTTGGTTTAGTATATTTACTAGGATGTTTAAATACAAATGTCATTACCAATAATAAGAATATTTCTTCCTCGGTTGTGGCTCATCTTGATAGTCTTCTGGATGAGTAATTAGTCCACCATCTCTAAATCTCATGATAGCTTGGGTAGTGGAGTCAACCAAATCATCATGTTCACCATACGGAAACGCAGCACACTCCTCAATTACTTCTTGTGCAAATTCTCTCTCTTTAGGAGCATATATTCTACCAGATTCAAACAACGGTGCAACTGAGTTTACTCTTGCGTGTTTATCATTACCACGACTAGGTGTAAAGTCTGCAACAGGAATTCCCATTCTTCTTAATTCAAATATCAAAGGTAGCCCTGCTGCTTTTGCCTCGATCAAAACTGTTTCAGGATTCCAATATTTATATTGTTCATATGCTAATCTTTTTAATTCTGGAAATTCATATCTACCTTTTACAGCATCAATTAATATAATTGATTGTGGTGAGTCTTCATCTTTTCTAAACACACCCCATGTAGTAATCGCAGAATAATCCGCTGTTTGTTTTTTAAGAAACGCTGTATCATAACTTTGTATTACATGTTCTAGAACAGGTAACTCTTCGCTTTCCCAATCTTGCCACCACTCTCGTTTAATCAAAGCTCCTTCGTCCGAGGTTGGATTTTGCATATACTGTGCATTCCATTTATTAACTCCTGCAGATGCTTTGACAGCTTCGAGATCTTCTAACTTCCAATACTCTGGCCAAACAGGTTTACCTGATGGCATGACTGCAGGAAATTCTATTATCTCCCATTGATCTGCTTTCTCTTCTTTTTGTGCACTAAGTAACATCTCTGTTAAATCTTTTTTTGACCATCTTGTCATGACCAGAATAATTCTTCCACCTGGTTGAAGTCTTTGTCTTGGTCCTGAAGTATACCACTCGTAAGTTTTTTCAAATGCATTGGGTGAGTTTACATCTTGCTCTGAGTGTGGATCATCTATTATTAACAAATCAGCACCTCTACCGGTTACCGCACCTTGGACACCGACTGCAAAGTATTCTCCCTTTTGTTCCGTGTTCCATCGTCCTGCTGCCTTTGAGTCTTCTTGAAGTCTCGTTGCAAAAAGATCTTGATATTCTTTTGAGTCAATTAAATTTTTTGCTTTACGACCAAAGTTTACTGCAAGCTCTGCCGTGTGTGTTGCTTGAATAATCTTTAAACTCGGATAACGGCCAATCATCCACGCAGGTAAAAAATAAGATGCAAACTCAGACTTAGTATGTCTTGGTGGCATATTGATTATAAGACGAGTGCACTCGCCCCGTGCAACACGGTTAAATTTTTCAGATATTACTTTGTGATGCTGACCCTCAATAAATTGTGGCCACATTCTTTTGACAAAGGTTAAAAAATCATTTCTTGCAGCTTCTGCTTTTTGATTTTCATATCCTTGTAAGATATCTGCTTTTAATCTTTCTCTAGCCTGAACATCAGGTATTTTATTTATCTGGTCTATTGTTAGCTTCATATGGAACCAAAAAGTATTTTATAGGATAAATTATGTAAATCAAGCTATATAGGGGTATATGTTAGGATCCCTATCGCAAAAAAGGGGATCGATAAAAATAAAAAGTTCAAATTTTCAAATCCACTTGGTACCTCTATTAGATTTCTGGGATCACACACCCCTTCGGGGTGGGTCCCGCCCACATGCTCTTCTCTCTACAACTGTAGGGTGTATGCAATAGCTGCATACACCCAGAAGTTTTATTTAGGTATATACCTCCAATTTATATCCGAAAGTTTATTAAAATGTTTTCCTAAAAACTTCCATCGACCTATAGATATTTTTTCTATTGGATAAAGTTTTTTAGTTTTATAGTCACGGATTGCATATTCATTTGGCAGAATATCTATTCTTTGAATACTGCTATATCTTTTTTTTGAATTCAATCCGCTCTTAGTTTTAAACATGGTTAACCCCGTACCATGATCCATCTCGCTCAACTGCAACAATTTGATTTGCATAAACTGAACCATGCTCATCAAACATTCCAACTTCAGATCCATTAGTCCAAATCAAAATAACTTTTTTTAATCCTTTACCTTGCTTTGGGCTTTCCATTAGCTTACCTGTAATTGGTACACCAATTTGATTTGACTTTATTCGATCATTCTTTTTTAGATCTTTAAAGTCTATTTTATTTTCTGTTACTATTTCCATACTTTCTCCTTTGTTAATATGTAGGATAATAAGGGAAATAATTTTTTATGTCAATGCATATTCAATTAAAAAGTGAAATTATTTTTTTATTTTCCTGGGGTGGGTCCCGCCCACATGCACTACCCATCAGCTGCTGCATATCTGCAACAGCTGATGTGGTCTTTTTACAACATTAAGAAGCTTCTTTAGCTTCTTGAACAAAGGACTTGTAAAAAATTTGTTGAATTTTATATTGAGTATATCTCCATGAAGATCTTGGAGATAAACGCTCAATTGAGTCCTTTGCATCTTTGTAATTTCTAGCGTCTGTCATAGTGTTAAAAGTTTCAACAACATCAACTTCTGCATTGCCGTTGTCTTTGTCTTCACTAATTCTCAACACTAAAAATGTAGAGTGTGTATTTTCCATATTTCCTCCTTTCATAGTTGACAATATAGTCATGTAGGATAATATGTCAAGAAGAAAGGAAAAATAAATATGTTGAACAAAGGAACAAAATTCTTCGTCACTTGGACACCACAATATATCAATGGCGAAGAAAATCTTCATGGTCAAAGTGTTTCAAGAAAAGGACTTTGGGATGAAAAAAGTAAGATCGCAATTAATAAAAAAACAGGAAAAAAGTACATGACTTTTTGGGACAGAGACAGAGAAAGATATACAAACGCATCCTCTGAAATTGTTTCAATTACTTTTAATATTTTTCAGAAAGGAGCAAATGAAAGATAATTATTGGCAGAAGTTAGTCGATAAACATTTAGTTGGTAGAAAAATTGTCAAAGTAAAATGGCTCGACCCAAAAGAAACAGATAAACTTTTTGGATGGTCGCAACAACCTTGTGAGATATACTTGGACAACGGAACTGTTTTAACTCCGTCGCAAGATGATGAAGGTAATGATGCAGGAGCAATTTTTACAAATTTAAAAGAATTGCCAACTATTCCAACGTTTAGAGATTAACAGCTTTGGGCGATCAGATTTCTGGTCGCCCAGATTTTTTTTATTTTTTTATTAGGGTGGGCCCCGCCCACATGCACTTCTCAGGACGGCAGCCGCAAGTGAGCTGCCGTCCTGGACTTTTTAATCGAGCAACACGTGGTCGTTAAAATCTATTTCAACTTTAAGAACTCTTTCGCCAAAGCCGTCAATCTCTCCGAGATAAGCATAGACAGGATAACTACCATCTCCAATGCCTGTAGAAAAAACAACTCCTAAACCGTTTCCTAATTCTCCTCCTTGATTTTCATTTTGCAAAGTTTGATGACACGCTCCACTGTAAGAATAAGATTTGTCATCTTTTTTATTTTCAAAATCAACTTCATTACTTATGAAGTCTTTGACATAACAAGGGTCACTAACCATTAACTGACCGCTGTCTACTCCTGCTGTACCTATTTTAACTTTTCTCATTTTATTTCTTCTTTCTGCTTATCTGTTAAATCACTATCGTTTAGATAAGCTTGTTTTATTTCTTCTTCACTTGCAATAATTTTTACAATTCTTTCTCCATTATCATTTATGATAACTTTGATTAAACCTTTGTTTATTGCATCTTGCATAGCAGAATTAAAACCCTCTCTTATTTCTTTTAAAAGTTTAGTTTTCATTCTTTCTCCTTTGTTAATATGTAGGATTTTATAGTAATTATTTTTTTATTACAACAAAAAATTTTTTAAAAAAACCTGGGTGGGCCCCGCCCACATGCTCTTCTCTACAACCTAAAGTTGTATGCCTGGAGGTGCGTCAGTATGTCCTATATAATCCTACATACTCTTAATATAGGATTATCCTATTAACAAAGGAGGTTAAACATGGGTTTTGATTTATACGGAATGAACCCTTACA